ACTGGGTTGGAAAGCCCCACCAATCTATTGGTGCCACCATTAAGAACCCTGAGCCAGTAAGGGTTTCCCTTTGACGGACCCAACCTACACAGAGGGGTTGGCGTAGTAGAATTGTAATCAAAACCGGTATAATGCCGGCAGCGACCAATTCTACGAAACCACCCTCTAAGGTTGGACTACCGTACTGAAGCACTTATAAACCAAAACCATGAAAAATACAACATACAATATAATTTTACTTATATGTAGGTGTATCTTACATAGTTTTGACTCAGCCGTTATTCTTAAAAAGGTGTTTAAAAAGATAAACACCATGATTAAGAATAATGGTACTCTTTTCACTGTCAAGTATATGAAGCAATCCAAACTTCATATTACGCGATACATGGTAGGTAAACCAATTAAGGTTTCCCCACTACGTATCACTCTTGACAGAGAAGGTTTTCCCACACTTTTCTCGGAATTGAAGCCTTTGATAAAAGGAACAATCTCACAGCGTAAGCTAGTGATGACTTTCCTAAATATCACAAGGACTATCGATCCAAAGAAAGGTGAGGATATACCAATAGATCTAACGACTATTACGAATCCATTCACCGGAACAAGGAAATTACTTGATTCCGTTGAAATCGATTCGGCAATAGCCAGATTAGATCTAAAGGTGAACCTGCCAGAATGAAGTGTCGATGATCTGGACCTTATTACTAAGGCAGGACCCAATGGGCCAGCGACGAAGTCAGTATTGAAAACAATTAAAAATTTCAATATGGCTGAATTGCTGCCTATTGCGGCCATGGCTAGTAATAATTTCTTGAAGTGATTCAAGAATCTTTACTCCAATAGCCCCGATGTAAAGAGTTGAACTGAAAGTGATAGATCACCAAAGTTAACTCATTACACTCGAAGGTTATCGGTAGTAAAGGATCCAGAGTGTAAAATGAGAATAATAGCTATTTTTGACTATGTATCCCAGAGTTTACTGGAGATACTATCAAAACAGCTATTTAATAATCTTGAGAAAATTCCTAGTGATAGGACATTTAATCAAGATCCTCATTTTACACACGTCGAAATAGACCATAGTCAAAAACTATGATCTATAGACTTGACAGCAGCCACTGACAGATTTCCAGTTTCTCTGCAAAAGCAGATCCTAAGCAAATTAGTAGGACCTGACTATGCTGAGAATTGGAATATCCTTATGACTGGATCACCCTTTAGACACCCATACGCTGAAGAGGGAATGTATTATTCCGTCGGACAGCCTATGGGAGCTAAAAGTTCATGACCGATGTTTACTTTAAGCCACCACATTGTGGTGCAATGTGCAGCACTTAGAGCTGGATGAGTCAAAAGATTTGATTCATACATACTACTAGGTGATGACATTGTCATCAACAATGATAAAGTGGCTGAAAAGTACATCGAAATTATGAAAGAGTTAGGGGTTGAAACATCTGAGTCAAAAACACATGTATCTTCTGATACATATGAATTTGCCAAAAGATGAATCAACACCAAACAGGGTGAAATAACAGGTGCTCCCTTGCGTGGAATATTAACAAATATTAACAATATTTACATATTATATAATATTTTGTTTGAATATTTCCAAATAAGGGGGAATACCTTTATGTTCAAAGGTTCTATAATGGATCTTTGTGTCAGTCTTGTCAGGGAGTTCCAAATAGCCTCTCGTAGTCGCGTAAGCAGCTACAAGAGTCTACTTGGGAAACTCCAGCCTTATAACTTATTCATGCGGATATCTTTTGGATACGCTACATACGATGAAATTAGATATTTCTTCGCTGTAAACGTAATCCATAATGATATCTATATGGTTGGACCAAACTTGCAGGTAATTCTATCTGAATTAGATAGAGTCCTTGGTGAAGTCCTAGTTAATCAGGCTTGACAAGCAGTCAAGAAAATCTCTTCGATCTTTGATCTTTTGATTGAAATGGATGAACAATCTACTCGATTAAAAGATTATTCTCCACATCCTTTAGTAAGAGCTATTATCAACAACTTACAAAGATTAGCTAAATATAGCGAAAATCTTGTAGCTGATGGTATAACTCTTAAAAAGGCAATGGAGAAATCTCCTCTATTGGACGTTGAAGCAATCTATTCAGAAGAACGTAGAAAATACCTTCTAATGAATATGAATGCCTCTATCGCCCTTAAGACCCGTACTGAACTACGTTGTACAAGTTTCTTCCGTGTATCCCTTTTCGGGGGAGGAAACTT